ATTTTTTAGGATCTTCACCTCGTATCAAACTGTTGGTAAAGTCATTTTCTAAGTAATATAAAAGTTCCCCTCTATATTTCCCCCATATTCTACGGCTGAAGTCTAATCCATCTGCTGTCCAAGGTTTACTCAATACCTTGCTTACTTTTTTAACATCTAATGCAGCTATATGCGTAGCAACTCCTAGCCCCTTAGCCATTTCGTAAGCAGTATGATAATAGTTATTTACATAAGCATCTCTCATCAGTGTATTAGCATCATAATACTGCTCTGAAAACAATACTTCAATTTGATTCTGTATCTGCAATTTAAGTGCATCTAGTCTTGTTATATGTGCTTTAGCTGAAGCATTCTCAAGCTCTCTAATCCACTTTTGATTGACCTTATTCTCTTTACCATGCTTGATATATTCTTTTACATCCCATTGAAGTTCCTTAAGCTCTTTAGTGTTAAGTAATAACTTAGCTTCGTCATAACTTATCTCATTGTTTACTGCAAATCTCATGTACCAGCTAGATATTTGATTCTCAATATCTCTCATGGCTTTCATGTATTGCTGTTCTACTTTGTACTTATGAGCTTTAGACTTCTTATATTGAACATCCTCAAGATACGCAAATCGTTCTGCCCAATATTCTCTACTTCTTTTTTTAACTTTAACTTTCTTATTCTGCACCTACACCACCGCCAAGCGATTCATTTGGTAAGTCCTCTGCCATATATTCCTCAATAGCCTTTTGCTTTTCAGCTTCTAGTCTCTTACGCTCTTTTGCAACATCATCAACCCACGGATGTCGAGAGGTAATAGTCTCAGACGATATAACACCAGTTGATTTCTGGCAATTATCAATCATTTCAGATTCATTTATAAGTATCTTTCTATTAAATTTTATATTTACTTCTTTATCAAAAAAATCACCTTCGCCTGTGTTTGAAAGGTGATTATCTATAAACCATATTAAATCTTCGAAACTTGCTTGGTACTCCGTTTCCATTCCGTCTGTGTCAAGCTCAATGTCACTATACATGCTCTGTATATTCATCTGATTAGGGTTATTACCTACCTTATCCGACTTAGCATCATATCCTCGACCATTCTCTATAATAGCCTTCTTAAATAGTTCTATGATGGCTTTGTAATTATCTGCATTAACCTTTACCTCAAGAGTCTTTATATCTCCAGCCGCTCCGTCTACAGTCTTGACCTTTACAGCTCCATATTCGGATAGATTACGCCTAAACTCACCTAAGTTCTGCCCATCATAGTTAACTAAGACTAATATAGTATTTCTAGCATCTTCTTGCATGTTGTTCTCGAAATCAGATAACATTGTGTTTATACCATCCTGAAGAGATTTAACTCTTTTGATAAGTGGCGTCTCATTATTGTTGTACTTAAAAGCTATAAGCGGAACTCTTTCCCAATTAACCTCTTGTTGCTCTCCGTTTGTTGTATCTTCTATGGTTATATATGAAGAATGAGGGTTAATGCTATCTTCAATTAAACAGTTATTTTTTAAAATATATCTTTTTACACCATCTGTTGTATAAACCTCAACCTTTTCAACTGTCTCTTTTTTACTCCCTGTAAATTCTTCTGTTACATATAATCTAACTGCAAAATCTAACTCTGTATGCTCGCTATCCTTCCAAAATGGTAATACCTCTCTAGCTTCGAATCTCTTGAATTTTAGCTCGCCTTTTTCGCTATAGTATGGGTGTAGCCAAGCAATCCCACCATTTAAAGAATCTTCTCCGAGGTTCTTAAATAGTCTTAAAAACTTCTTATTAAATATATCTTTTAA